TTGATGCCCATTATCTTTGGCATCCAAAATTGATAGCCAACCCACCCCAGGGTGGTATCTTCCATCCTCATCTGGACCACTATTGTTATTAAAAAATCCAAGTTTTTCTCTTACACTATTATATTCACTAAAAGATTGTCCTGAACTTTTAAAATTTTGTTTAGTAAATTGTGCGCCCCAATTTACGCTACCCGCATAACGAACACCGTTTTCTGTCCAACCTCCACCTCCATATTCATTATAATTTACATCGTGTTGATCTAGTTGATCTTGAATAGTTTCTCTTTCAGTTTCTCTTTCAGTTTCTTTATCCTCGTATTCTTGGCGTAGTTTATCAAGTTCATTTTGTGGAATGAGAGAATCTAATTTATCAGCCGTATCACTTAACCAATCAGGATCAGTTTCATAAATTAAATCAATAGATGAAAATAGTTGATCATTATCCATAGACCCTGGATTATCGATATTAACATTAGTCAATCTTTTTGCTTCTGTTTCAGCATCCTTATCAATTTTTGCTAAATCGGAATCAGATAATCCTTTACCACCTTCTGTGGCAATATTATTTGCATCATCAGATGCTTTTTCTAATTGCTCGGGAGATGAAGTTTCAGATACTTTATCAACATATCCATCAGCAGCTTCCATACCACCAGAAAGACTTGGAACTGCTGTTGCTGTTTCAAATAATGAGTAGTTGATGATTTGCTCTAGAAGTGTAGTATTATAATCTTCACCAAATGTCCTTCTAGCTGCCTTTGGGCCAAGTTTAACTTGTTTCTGACCGAGAACAGATCTACTTCCATACTTATCAATATATCTTTGGGGAAGAGTTCCAGTATCAACAGTTCCTCTTGGATTCACTCTACTCCCTGTTCCAGGAGTACCTTTTAATGGTCCCGGATTACTATATGTTCTTGCTGTTGCCTTATTGGTTGTTCCATATGTTGTCTTTCCAAATCCCCTTGTCCCCTGATATGGTCTACCACTATAAACTTGCCGTCTAACTCTACCAGCAGCACCAGAACGTACAGCACGCTGTCCAAATGGGTTTAGTGCTCCTCTAAATCTTCTCAACTTTGCAACATATCTAAGTTTAGTAGCAAGGTGTGCTGCTCCTGCTACTGAAGAACCTGGTTCTGGGAATAATAATGCTACAACAGCGGCAATATCCAAACCCAACATTGCTGCATTCAAAATAGTCTGCATTAATTTATCATTCTTATCTTGTTCTTCTTCTTTTCTCTTCTCCCAAGGATATCCCTGAGATTCTGCATCACCCATAACATCAGGAGTGCGCTGCTCTTCTTCACTACTAGTTGCTTTTGGAGTTCCCGTAATTACACACAAATATCTACCAAATCCATCTGCTACGTTTGAAGGTGGTCCTGGATAAAATGATCTATAATTTGGAGTATCATTATCGGCACCATCTAATTTTGGAGTTCCTTGAAACCAAACAGCTTGATCTAAAGTCAATTGACCATAACTAGTAAAATTAGATGATCCATCCCAACTTCCCAACTGACCAGTAATTCTGGCAAGGTTGACCATTTTTCTATCAGACTGTCTAATATATCCAATCTGAGTAAAGTTTCCCCAGGCATACCACATGGCTGACATGGGTCCAAGAATATAACTCGTATCTCCGGGCGGTTCTATGGTTAGAATAGTTCCATCACTGAGAAATAACCCAGTAGTATCATCTCCACTATACCCATCCGACCCATCTCCATCCTGAGTAAAGTCTGCTGCTCTCTCAAGACCCTCAATTGTAACCGTGTTTATAATTGCAGGTTCAACAACATAAAGACCAGTAGTATTATTTGTAGGCAATGCCTCAAGGATCTGAAGTTTCTCATCCACCTGAGAATTCTTCAGTACCTTAAGTGCTCTTGTATACCTATTCTTTGCCATTACTTAGCCTTATATTGGAATATTTATCTGTTGTGTTGCATCTGGGTATTCTACGCATCCCTCAGGCCATCCAACAATAGTTATTCTATTATGAGTTGCAGTATCATTTACAACTTCTATTCCATGAGGAACTTTTGGATTAATCCAAACAAACCGATTTGGTGCTGGTTCAATTTTGTCAACATCACAATTTTCAAACTTAAGATTACCCCCCCAAGAAGAATCCCATGTCGGATGAACATAATATACAAATCCACCAAAGTCAATATGGTATCCTGTTCCTGAAGATTCTCTGTCAACATTGGGTGGTAATGTATTTATGAAAGACCAACCATCTATTGTACTATTCCAATGCTCTTGAAATAAATCAAGTTCAAAAAGTTTTTCTTTTATCCAACCAATAGTAGTCTTATATGGTTCATGAATATTTTCTACAAACTCATTAGTATTCAAATAATCATCTACATTACTTTGAATCCAATTCCACTTATCTTCTGATAAGAAGTCATCTATAATAATTGCTGCTGTTCTTGTTGACATTAAAAAAGGAGGCAACTAACCTCCTTTTATTTATTGTTCTACAGCAACTTTCTTTTTGCCAATATTATATTTCTGTTCAAGAATCCATTCGCCTTTGTCTTTATATGACAACACCTTGATTTGATTTAATGGTGCAATATCAAGACTATCATCTTCTTTGGTGATAGATATCAGTCCCCAATCAGAAAGCAATCTAGCAATACGATTGCGTCTTTGCACATCATTAATGGTAAGGTTAGCATGTTTACCGTCTAAGGCAAACAGTTCCTTAAAGTGAACGATATAATAACGACCCTGCTTATGAAGAATGTGGCAGGATTGGTATAGTTTCTTTTCTTTCCGAGAAGCAACACCAATTCGTGTCAGAGTCTCACGTACCTTCAGAAAATCATCAGGTTCATTGAGAACTACCTCAAGCATTTTTTCTTGTGACCAGTCAAAAGTGGGTTCCACAGTGGTAGTCATTTCATTCCTCCAACATCAAGTCGTTGTTTAATAAAGTTAATCTGTTCGTTTGTCAGAATTTTCAGAGCTTGAGATGCCTTCTCGTTACTATAACCATAGTATTGTTTGACACATTCTAAATCTTGGACTTTATCCTTTCGGATCCAAGGAGAGAATCTCTTCTTTTTCCTCAAAGTATTTAGATAAAAAGAATATTGCATATCTTTACTAAGAAAGTTGTACTTATTCATTTCATTAGCATACATCACACAATCCAAGTGCCCCGATAAGCAGCGATTTATAATGTATGGAGGATAAGAACTGATGTGTTCTGACAGATCTTCCTTATTAAGATTAATTGAGTTGAGCCAGTATTTAAGTTCCATTATCTAATAATTTGAATGTCATCATCTTCTGTCCAGAGTTCCACCTTGGTTCTGAACCTACCTTCTGTTTTTAGTTTTTCATATCTTTTGCCTGCTTTCTTCTTCCACCAAGAGATAATATTTTCTAGATAAAACTTATCCCAATTAGGACCACGAACTAACTTATCTTGCTCTTCCATGATTACCTCACGAACATTTGAGTATCCATAGTCTGAGATATAGAACCTCTTCTTCTGAGTAAGTCCAAATGCTGTATTGATAACTTCATTAAACTTTGTCAATTTATCTTGATCAGTTAAAGACTTCTTAATGATAGAAATCATCTTAGTTTGCCTCTTCATCTTTTTAGAAGATGCTTTATTATCAGTCAGTGGAGTATTGTTGTTGAGCACCGTAAAACGGTCGTGAAGGCGGTGGAAGACATCATCGTGCAGAAGAGGTAGGAACTTACTATCAGTCAGGCCCTTGTACCGCATGAAGGGTTTTAGACCATCATACTGAGATGCTGAGGTAGTAGACCCATATAGTGATGTGGTTTCAAATAGTGCAATGTCTTTCTCAAAGACTTCATTCAGAGTCTCACGAGCAAAATGAGAGACACACATCAATGCCAAAAGTTTTCCACCAAGATAGTTATATCCAAAAGGTTGAGACGGGACAATTACAAATCCCATTGCAGCATGGCGATTGAATACAGATAGATTGGGTGCCTTACCAAGCCATACATTTCTGGGTCTAGAATTAATCGTTGGAGACCCAAAGCGAATAAATCCAACTACAGTCTGAGTTTTCTTTTCAAACACCATCCAGCGCAACTCTCTACCAGGAATGTTACTTTCATTGTTATGAGAAGACACTGCTGCCAAAAGATTGCGATAGTGTTCTTGAGGTACTGAATTAGGAAAACGATTACCAACGAACTTGATGTCAAACTCCATCTCCTCAGGATGGATATCCACATTAAAGAACTCATCTTGTAAAGGAGTGAGTTGATTCGTTTGAGTGACTAGTTCTTTTTTTACATAACGAAGGTAGTCTTCAATAGACGTAAAGTTATCAAAGTAATTGATAAACTCATCAGCAGCCCATGAAGCATCAAGTTCAGATACAATCACAGAAATCCCCCATAATTATCTTCACCCTTGTGAAGCAGAACCCCATCAACTTTATTGAGTAATTCTTGCATACCACCATGCAGAACACGATATCCAGTGCCAACATAGAGTTGTCCCAGAACAACTGCTATTGTAGCAGTTCCCCAGAAAATATAATAGAATCTGGATTTAACTTGATTACATTGTTTTTCTTTAAGTTGTTTCTTTTTCATTCTTCTTCATCCACTCTCTCAAATTCTTCAATCATATTTACTGGAACACTATGCTTATTAGCAATACGATACCAATGAGTTCCTTCTCCAGGTCCAATATATTTGATTTCCTTTTCTGGAATATTGTGCTCTCGTATTGCAGCTTGCATTTTGAGATGCATAAGATCTTCTTTTTTCATTTGTTTTCAAAGTCCTTAATTAATCGTTCAATTTGCTTTTTGTTAGTTCCGCAAGGAGCATTCCTTAAACAAATAAGAATGGCAGCAGTATCTGAGATTGTGGGTTTGATAGTAAATCCCCACTTATCAACTTCACCTTCAGTAGGTGCTTCAACGTAATCGAATTCACTTGGCATTAAAATCCCCCACCTTTACCTTTTTTCTTTGATTTAGGTAACATCTCTTTTAGTTCTTTTTCAGAGTAGTGATCGTAGAGTTGAAGCATACGATCTAGTGCATATTGAAACTGAGAACCAGCACTCATCTTACTGAGTA